TAGATGAATTTATTCGTTCTGAGTGCACGCACCTTATGTTTATAGATTCAGATATTGGATTTAAAGCTAAAGATGTACTTTCATTACTTGGAATATATGCTACCGATCCTGAAAAATACGATGTGCTAACAGGACCTTATCCAAAGAAAACAATTGCTTGGGAAAAAGTAAAGCAGGCTGTTAAAATGGGTAAGGCAGATGAAAATCCATTTATGCTCGACTACTATGCTGGTGATTATGTATTCAACCCAGTAAAAGGTCAAGGTTCATTTAAACTGGATGAGCCTATTGAAGTAGCAGAAGCTGGTACTGGTTTTATGCTAATTCCGCGTAAAGTACTTGAGAAATATGAAGAAGCATATCCACAATACAAATATAAACCAGATCATGTCAGAACTGAAAATTTCGACGGTTCAAGAAAAATTATGGCATATTTTGACTGTGGAATTGATCCAGAAACTGAGCGCTATTTGTCGGAAGATTATTTCTTTTGTTGGAATGCTCGTAAAATTGGTATCAAGATTCATATGTGTCCATGGATGGAAATTAACCATGTTGGTTCTCATATCTTTAAAGGGTCAATGGCTGCAATTGGTTCACTAGGAACGAGTCCTACAGCAAACAAATCATCAAACGCAAAAGCTTATAGAAAGCCTAAGAAAAAATTTAGGCCATAACAATTGACATTTGTAAATTTTTGTAATATAATAAAACATAACAACATTAAAATAAGGAGTAATCTATTTTATGAAACTATCTGAAAAAACTCTCACCGTCTTGAAAAGCTTTGCGGCAATTAACAAGTCTATTGTTCTAAAACCTGGCAAAATTCTTCGCACAATTACGCCAGAAAAAACTCTAATGGCTACCGCTATTATTGAAGATGAAATCCCAGCACAAGCTTGTATCTATGACTTGTCGCGGTTCCTTTCTATTCACAGCCTATATGACAATCCAGACATCGAATTCCATGATAAGCACTTTACAATTGCAGAAGGTAAAAAGAAAACTAAGTATGTTTTCGCAGATCTTTCAATGGTTCATTCCCCACCAGATAAAGAAATCAATATTCCTTCAAAAGATGTAGAAATTGATCTTGAGTGGGAAACTTTACAATCTGTTATTAAAGCCGCTGGAGTTCTTCAGTTTTCTGAAATTGCTTTTGTGAGCGAAAACGGAAAGTGTTATTTGCGCGCGATTGATAGTGCCAATCCAAGCGCCGATACATTTGGTATAGAAGTTGGTGAAACGAGTGATAACTTTACTATTATCGTTAAAACAGAAAACCTGAAGCTACTACCAAGAAATTACAAAGTAGTTATTTGTGCCAAAGGTATTTCTAAATTTGAAGCTGATGACGTATCTTACTTCATCGGTATTGATTCTAAATCTACATATACGAAAGGATAAAAAATGGAAGATCAAACAGAAACAACTCAGGCAGCACCAGGTATCAGTCTTAATGACTTGCAAACAGTGATTAATATCATCGATGTTTGTACAAAGCGTGGAGCCTTCGAAGGCGGTGAGATTGCACTAGTTGGAACTACCCGTGAAAAGCTTGTTGCATTTGTTAAAGCAAATGCTCCGGCGGCACCTGAAGAAACAGCTCCAGAAACTGAAGCTGCTGAGTAAACTGATACTACAATGGTTGGGATATAAAGTCCCAACCAATTTACATTATGAAAAGGGAACTACATGACTCTCGAAGTTAAAAATGACGAAGTGCTCTGGGTAGAAAAATATCGCCCACGTAAAATTGAAGATACTATTCTTCCAGAACAAACAAAAACTATTTTTAAGAAATTTGTTGAAGATCAATCCATTCCTAATTTGTTACTCACTGGCGGCCCTGGCATGGGTAAAACTACAGTAGCAAAAGCTATGCTAAATGAACTCGGTTGTGATTATATCGTAAAGAACGGTTCATTGAATGTAGGTATCGATGTTCTGCGATATGAAATCTCTTCTTTTGCTTCTTCGATGTCACTATCAGGTGGGCGCAAATATGTAATCTTTGATGAAGCAGATTATCTAAATGCTGCAAATGTTCAACCAGCTCTACGCAATTTTATTGAAGAATATTCTAAGAACTGCGGCTTTATCTTTACGTGCAACTTTAAAAATCGTCTTATTGAACCTTTGCGTTCTAGGCTTTCTGAAGTAGATTTTTCTATTGAGAAGTCAGATAAGCCAAAACTTGCTATGCAATTTTATAAGCGCGTTATTGCTATTCTCAATAATGAAAATGTTCAACACGATCCAAAGGTAATTGCCAAAGTAATTGAAAAGCACTTTCCAGATTTTCGACGCATTCTAACAGAACTACAATCTTATTCTGCCGCTGGCCGTATTGATGAAGGTATCTTTGCAAATATCAAACAAGAATCTATTGATACACTATTTGAACTTCTTAAGTCTAAAAAATGGACTGACATGCGCAAATGGTGTGCTGATAATAGCGATCAAGATTCTAATGAGTTGTTTCGTAGAATTTATGATGCATCTACAGATAAGATCGAATTGAAAAGTATGCCAGGTTTTGCAGTAACACTTGCTGACTATATGTATAAAGCAAATTTTGTCGCTGACCCAGAAATCAATATGATCGCTTTCTTGACCGAACTTATGATGGAGACTAGCTTTCGATGATTATTGACGCAGTAGAATTTGATGTCACCGAATATGAAATAATTTATGATACTGAAAAGTCAGATACTGGCGAAATTACAACTAAATTCTCAGTCGTGATTGATGGAAATATAAAAAGTGTTAAAGCCAATTACACTAGTTCTATGATTGATGCTTTAAGTATTACAGTACCTGACGCAGAATCAGAATTAAAATCTATTCTTATTAATGAAATAAAAATTGAAATTTTTGAACATGTTAGTGGTGAAAGATATATAGATCAAATACAAAAGTTATCCAAGATATATACAGAAGAAAAATTACAACATCTTATTGATTCTGATCCAGTATTGAAAATGTTCATCAGGGGTTTCCATGATAAAAAAGCACCTTTAACTCTTGACAAAACTGAAGTTTTATGATATAATATATTTAGATGGGATATTTGATTTGCTAGATATTTTTAAAAGAAAGCCAAAACCGCCAAAAGATTGTTTCTTCTGTAAAGAAATTCTAAAAGCTGAAGAAACATTCAAACTGCAATATTCATCAAAAGACGGTTTGCATACAGTAAATCTATGCGATGGTTGTGCAAAAACATTTGACGGATTGGCAGAAACAATAGAGGAACTTCGTGATGACAGATAAACTAACTCCTTTTGAATTTATAAAGGCAGCTTCACAAAGTAAAAAAGATCTAATCGGTGATAATGATTATCCTGAGATGGCTGAAAAGCAATATACCGCGTTTATCGTCAACCGAGGTTTTTCGTACTTTGAGGACACGATCCTACATGCCAATGAAATGAACCAGCGAGCGCATTTATTTGATCGTGCTCAATTTGATTACTACCGAGGTGCACTTCGCACTCGTAATCGTTTTTCAAAATGGCACAAGGCTGAGAAAAATGGCGATCTAGATGTAATTCAAGAAGTATATCAGTGCAGTAGAACTATTGCCAAGATGTATTTGAAAGCGTTATCTTCAGATCAAATGAAAGAAGTTCACTTAAAATTAGCTAAAGGCGGCTAATTATAAATATCAGGATGGTCATTCTCTGAACATCATAATGATATAACAATAATAATAAAGGTGAACTTTATATGGAGAAAGATTTATTTAGAGGTGTTGGAGTAGAAATAACACTTCCAACCCCAGATAATTTCCTCAAAATAAAAGAAACTCTTACTCGTGTTGGAATAGCTTCTAAAAAAGAAAAGAAGCTATACCAATCTTGTCATATATTGCATAAACAAGGTCATTATGCAATATTGCATTTTAAAGAGCTCTTTATATTGGATGGAAAAGAAAACACATTTTCTGAAGATGACAAATCTAGAAGAAACACAATTATTAATCTACTGGAAGAATGGGGCTTGTTAAGCGTAGTAGAAACTGATAAAGTTGAAAACCCAATCGCACCTCTAAGCCAGATTAAAATTATTTCTCACAAGGAAAAAGATCAGTGGATTTTAGAATACAAATATAATATCGGTAAAAAGAAATAACAAAAGGTGAATACAATATGAAAATTTTTAAACATAGTGAAAATGCTGAAATTCCAGAATTTGCTACTGAAGGTTCTGCGTGCTTCGATTTAAGAGCTTGCTTAGAAGAAGGCAACAGAATTACTGCCTACAATCCACACAATCGCACAATGGAATTGCCAGTTAAAAGGGATTCTTCTGGGCGTATTTTTACTCAGTTGCAACCGTCTTTTAGAACATTAATTCCTACAGGATTGATATTCGACATTCCTAAAGGTCATGTTGTCAAAATGTTTATTCGTTCAAGCATGGCTCTTAAATTCGGAATAAATCTTGCAAATAGCACCGCTATTATAGATAGTGATTATATTGATCCAGCATTCGTTCTAGTCTATAATATGAGTGACACGCCAATTAATCTATATCACGGCGATCGTATTGCACAAGCAATGTTAGAAAAGTTGCATACCTACACGCTAACTGAAAGAAAAACTGCTCCTGAACAAAAAACTGATCGTGAAGGCGGTATGGGCAGTACAGGCGTTTCTTAACGAGTGATTTTTTGTTTATTAACTAGTATGGGGGTGTTTCCCCCACCAAACACACAAACACAGGAGATAAAACTATGAGTAAAAGTGGTTTTGAAATTCGTGCAGAAATGCTTCAACTAGCTAAAGAATATATGGATCAGCAATCCAAAATGAACTTCGAGCTTGCTGAGAAACTGTCAGAGCAAGGACAAAAGACTTTAGAAGAGTTTAACGATACCTATAAAATGTATTCTATGGAAGATCTTATTGAAAAAGCAAAAGAAATGTATTCTTTCGTATCTAATAAAGAATAAAACATTATCAACCAAAATAAAAGGTATTTTATTATGAAACCAAATAAAAAATTTACCCTTAGTGTAAGAGATGTTGAAATTATTGAACACTGCTTAAGAGATCGTTGCAATACAGTCAGTAAATATAGATTAGAAACAAATGAAAAAAATTCTCGTTTAGCTGATCAAGAGTTAGCAGAAATACACGATCTTTTAGGCAGAATGCACGGTGAAAAAATTTGGTATAGACCCAAAAATAAAATCTACGTGAGTGGATAAATTGTATAAATAAAAATGAGAATGCCTTATGGGTTCTCATTTTTATATTAAAGTCGGTTAATAACGACTAAACCAAACTCGCTTAAATAAGGAGAAAATAAATGACTACCATAGAACAAATGATACACAATGATCCATTCTTTCTTGGATTTGAAAGAATTTTTGATAGAGCAAATACTGCTTCTAGGCTGGCAAGTAACCAGCAAAAATATCCTCCATACAATATCATTAAAACAGGTGAAAATACCTATCTTATTGAATTAGCGGTTGCTGGATTTGATGAGGAAGATTTTGATATTGAATTGCACGATGGTATGCTTACAATCAAAGGAAATATGACTGCAATTGATGAAGATGCTGAATATGTATTCAAAGGTATAGCGACTCGCAACTTTGAACGCAAGTTTACATTGGCAGATACCGTGCAGGTACAAGGAGTTTCTCTTAATCAGGGAATGTTAATGATAAACTTAGTTAATGTAATTCCAGATGAAAAGAAGCCTAGGAAAATTCCTATCGGAAACCCAACTGAAAAACAATTTCTTACTGAAGAGTAAGTAAAAGGGGGAACTTAGTTCCCCCTTTTTTATTGCGCACCCGAGTGGCTTGTATATCCAAGCTCTGGACTAGAAGCGTTTATAGAAGTTTGACTTAGAGTGTCTCCACCATTATAGTAATTATTAGTTACTCTATTATCTATATAAGCGCTTTGTGCAGTACCATTGGCACCTAAAGAATTTGCCGAACTAACCGCATTAACATTATCCATAGTACTATTCAATGCAGATCTTATTTCATTTACGCGCTGGCTAAGTAATTCTATGTCATTTGGATTTAAATTTCTTAATCCTCCACCAAAATCTATTTTATCCCTTCCAAACGCTTTCCATCCTCTGGGATCAAAGGGTTCAGGATTATCGCCCATAAGGTGTGGCCACATAGAAAGAAGACCGCCTATATC